CTCACTCCGTTGTCGTTAAAACCATCTCCAAGAGATGAACTTACAGGTATGGATATTTCGTTGATGCCTGTCTGATTTGCGGTATGCACTTGCAAAATCATGTCGTTTGTTGTATAATTACCAGAACCATTTACATTCAAACCTCTAACTTTTATTTTCTCCACAGACCTAACATTTGACGATGTAATATTGACAGTCAGATCTTTTATAGTATACTGGGTATCTTTGGCTGTATCTGCATTTGGTATTCCTCCGGTCAAGAAAGAGTCTAATGGATTGTCCACCTCAGAATAAGAATAATTTTCACTCGCAATAGAACTTCCATTTGTCCCTTCTAAGTTTGTACTGGAAGAAACTTCTATCACATTATTAGTCACTCTATAAGTTTGACCTATGAAGTTTGTTATTTGTATTCCGCTCCATGTCAAAGATGACCCAGTATCGTAGTAGGGAATACCACTAATGTACTTGTATGTTCCAGTTTTTTCTGTTATAGTACCATTCGTAACTGTCGGAGTAGATGTCAAATCATCTTTGACAAATTCTACTTTGTTTGTGCTTCCAGTTTCTGTATGTGTCAATTTAAAACTATTGACACCATTTGGAATTGTGTTAGAATTCTTTGATACTTTTGCTTTAAATCCCTTGTACAGATCCGGATGATATATACTTGAATTAAAATTAGTTGAAGCACCTTCTGCATTGAGAAGATTGTAGTCACTTTCCTGCGTGACAACTAAACTTCCATGTGTCCCTGTGTTACTTCCAGCAGTTAAGGTGACTGAACCATCTGCAGTCTCATTCACTACAGCACTCAACGCACCAGAATCAGCATTATACGCAAATGAAGTTATCTCACTAGACTCAGTAGTTCCAGAAGTCGATGTAATTCTATTAACCTCGCCCCCAGCAGATTGAGTTGTGACTCCGGTATTATCTGTAAATCCATGTGCAAGTCTTGGAGAAGAACCGACATCCTCAGTGAATGTGATTGTCTTTGTGTTTAATCCATTTGGGGGATCTATATCATCGTTGTATACTTTCAAAGATAATGTAGTATTCATTGGAATGGCTGCTGGATCTGCAGTGGTGTGAGAATCCAATGTTAATCTGAGTATGTCTCTTCCAGTTCCGGACTCAGTTCCTTGAACCCATGTATGTTGTAGTCTGTCTCCACTCACTCCACCAGCAGCAGAATCGCTTGCGATTGTGTCGTTAGTGGAACCATCTCCCCAATCCATAGAGTAAGTAACATCGCCCATTGAAGTATTCGTTGTGATATTCTGCATCCACAAAGAGTTTCCTTCTACAACATATAAATTGTTTCCTGTCAGCTGCGAACCACCAGAAGAATTGCGATATAAACGAAAAGCAACTGATGGGTTTGCAGTATAAATTATGATATAATCTTCTCTGGTGTGAGAGGCTTCACTTCCAGTTCCTGTTCCCTGATTGTGAAATGCTCGGACTGTAATAGTATAAGGACTATTCGTATTAGATGTATATGTGTGACTTGGGGATGAAGAAGAAGTTCCATTAAGAGTATCTCCATCTCCCCAATCTATGTCATATCGATTTGGATTTCCATCAGAGACTATATCTAATGTGACAGTCAAACCTTCACCGCCGGATGTTGGATTCCCTGAGAAAAAAACACTCTTGACAAATGTATTATTTCTGATATTATCTAATGCTTCATTGAGATCGTCAATGACATCTGCAGTCTTCGCAGTATTTGATATTCCTATCGCACCGTCATCATAAGATCCATCTGTAGGAGATCCTATAGTCAATTCTGTCGCGGTTAGAGTTGCACTGACGGACAGAGTTCCTACTTTAGTTACTGAATCATAATCAAATATTAGATTGCCATTGAATATAAGTTTTTCTACCTCTACATCATTTATCGCAACTCCACCAATATCTGTGCCAGAAACTATTTGTGAACTTCCAACCTGTATCCATTGACTGTTGTGAGAATAATATAAATCTCCAGTAGATAAATCTTTTGCAAGTCTACCACTTTCCGGATCCGCAGGGAAGTCTGCGAAGGTTGCGAAATCTTCGTATTTAATTGCACTGAGATTGGCTCGAAATTGGTCTAGTGTACTAGTTCCAGTTCCACCACTTGCGACCTCAAGAACATCATCCTCATTGAATTCTCCAAGGATAACTTCTCCATCACTCTGGAATATAGCCTTTAACGGTCTTGGTGTATTAAATGCCAAATTATATCTCCTTACCCACCAGCACTAACATTGTCACTTCCCTGCAGAATAGCAGACCCGCAAGATACTGGATCTCCCTTTCTTGCGAGAGGTTTTCCGTTCACATAAACACTAGAAGATCCCACAGAAGTAACTCCTCCGTGTTTAGAATTTCCGCAAGGATGTAAATTCCAAGCATCTCCTTTTCTATGTGCCGCCTTTCCATTTACAAAGACGTTATTACTACCCTTGATGCAAGCTCTAGGTGCATAACAACCATGACCTGTACAAGAGTCTCCTAATCTAGTTACAGCTGACATATATTGGGTATCCTCTTGTCGTAACTCTTTCTGGATTGTCTTCGTAGTAAGTTTGTTCGTCTACTTCTTCTTTACAATCCAATTTAAATTCTTCTATTCTTTCTAATCTTTCGTAAGTTTCTTCTTCGAAAGGATTGCCTTTTGATAACTCCAGAAACTCTATTTCTTCATTAAATTGTTCCAGAGTAAGATTGGTTCTTCCTGCTCTATAATCCTTTGTCAATTCATCGATAGATTCTTGTATCGCGGCGATATTGGTATCTACATCAAACCTATAATGACCCTGACTTCTCATATAGGTCAACCATTCGTATTCATCTTCTCTGTCAGATATACCTTCAGTATTTAATAAGAACCTATCTTTATCATAAGTATAATTATTATTTATGGGGAAAATTAAGTCAATCTGTTTTATTAATCCGCTAGCCGTAGATAACTCTGATTCTAAAACTATCAGTCCGTTGACTCTCTGTAGACTTTCCAGTACAATTCTTAGTTCATCATTCACAAATATCTGATTTGTATTTGATTCTAGAAACGAACCTTCAATATTATCTATTTCATAACGTATGATATTAAGATCTTCTGGGTCTGCGCCAAGAACAGAAAACTCTCTGGTATAATTAAATAGAATCCTTGTCACCGTAGCAGAGCCCTGTAAGTTGCCAGAACTATCTCTTTGTGTTATAATATCTCCAACAGAGAAACCAACGTCATCTATAATATCTATAGTTCCTTTCGTTGTTGCTCTACCAACAATTGTAACTTCTATTTCTTTGACCTGTTCCGGATTAAAATCGTCGTAGTTGGTGTCTATCTCCAAATTTTGATTTTTAACCCACGATTCATACGAATACTGATTTAAGAACTGTTCTGTCTCTCCTATATTTCCACTAATAATAGAATTATTGAGAGTCAAACAATTGGGCAATCTGCCATTTACTACTTCATATACAAAATTAAAAGTATCTCCTATTGCATTTTGATCTAGATCGTGGTATACTGGGTCAAACTCAAAGAGTTTTCCAAATGCAGCATCTCTTCCCACCACACTTTGAGAAAATCTATATTCTTGATCTACATTTTCTGCAGTAGTTTCTTTTATGTATTCTGTTTGCATTAATCTAGTACTATTATTCATAACCATGACATGAGGAACAGTATGACCTAAATGAGATCCTCCATTTACTGGATGATTAGATTCCGGTCTATAATATAATGTTTCATGTGGTTTTATAGAATCATGCGAAGATAAGTTTGTCGATAAGAACAAATCATTAATATACTCATAGAGAGTATCGTAGTCTTTATAATATCCAGCATATCTTGCTTCCATAGTATTGTAGAATACAAATACTTCCCCGGCCTCTGTGACTACATATTTACCACCAAATTTAATTTCTTCATATCTAAACTTGAAGATATTCTTATCTGGGATGTGGACTTTTGTTTGTAAAAACTGTTCGTCTGGAATATATGCAGTATCTGTAGAAGTTTTGACATATGGAACATAACCAAGATAATCCTGATAATCGTCTAGTTCAATATAGAATATACTACGAATAAAAGTTTTATCGCTGTCAGAGATATACTTTGGTTCTAGATTAATTAATATATCATTTTTTTCTTGAGTATAAAATTGAGTTTCAATTACAAGATCCGAAATGATTTCGTGATGTTCACCTGATGCTGCTTGTTTTGGCATATATCTTTGGAAGAAATTATTAATAGGATGATATTCTACATTAGGACTTCCGTAAACTAAATTCTGAGCCTCGTATACTCTATCTACATCATTATCAAAGAACATAGAGTCATCTATTTCTTCTATGGTATCTTTAAATTCTAAAAAGTATAATCCAGTTTCTGGATTTTGTAAGATTGGAACTTTTTGATCAAATGTAGATCTTTCTATTTCTCGATATATTCCCTTTTCTTCTATATCCAATATGAAAGCATTTCTGTTTAATGAAAAATCTTCTAACCTTGATCTAATAAACAAATCTCTGACAATATTTAAGTTGAGAGTTCCGTCAAGTGGGTTTAACGCTCCTTTTGCTTCTTCTCTATTTGTGCTAAAATAAAGTGCTTGGAGTAATTGTTTAGATTCTATATCTTGGATTCCAAGTTCTTTTATTTGTTCCTTGACTGTATTTAAATTTCTGAGAGCATATTCTTTCTTTCGATCAAATGCGTCTAATGTCATAGAAGAATAAGTCAACAGTTGTGCCTGAATCTTTGAGGTTATTTGTTCATACGACATACCAGTTGACAACAAATTATCAAGAGATTGATATATTTCTGAAACATATTTGGTGTTTACTAGATTGGTATTATCTTCTGTATTAAATGAAGATCCCAAAATATATTCAAGATTGTGTTCTGGAGAATCAAAGAATGTATTGTACATTTCTCCGCTATAAACTTCCTTCGTATCAAATGAAGTGGAAGTCACCCTATCAAGATAGTCACTGTACTTAAATGGATCATAGAAAATATTTTGACGCTCAGAAAACCCATCAACCATATCTATGACATATTCTTTAAAATGATTTTCGTATGTAATATCAACTTCAGAAGCTTCCGTAAAAACAAATGAAGATGTGCGAACTGTCTTCGCCTTTGTTATAATATTACCTCTACCGAAAAAAACTGGCATCTTACAACCTTATATTCCTATTTCTTCCAAGTCTATCTATAAACGGCCCAATAAATTGATCAGAAGTCAAAATTCTAAAGGGTGCTAACTTATAAAAAGTCATTGTCCCATCTCTCAATCTAATGATTCCCTTTGTTACTGTATCATCATTTACTTCGTCTGGATCTGCGCCGTCATCAACATTTTCTGATGGTGTTTCTGTTTCGCCAACTCCATCACTAATATTTCCTGCTCCAGTTTCTGATTCATCCGTATCGTCTGTTATTTCGTTTGCTTCATCTTCTGCAGTATCTGTTTCGTCTGTTATTTCACTTACTTCATCTTCCACAACATCGGTAGAATCTCCGATATTAGATGGATCTTCTTCAAAATCATCTGTAGAGTCTCCAACTTGTGACGGTGTTTCTTCCGCAACATCAGCAGAATCTCCAGTGTCATCTGGTTGTTCAGTTCCAACATCAGTTGAGTCTCCCGTATCTTCTGGTTGTTCAGTTCCAATATCAGCAGAGTCTCCTGTATCTTGTGGATCTACCTCACCGACATCAGTAGAATCTCCAGTATCGTCGGGTTGAACTTCACCAAGATCTGCCGAATCGCCGGTATCTTGCGGATCAACTTCGCCGACATCAGTAGAGTCTCCAGTATCATTTGGGTCTACTTCTCCAAGATCTGCTGAATCTCCAGTATCATTTGGGTCTACTTCTCCAAGATCTGCTGAATCTCCAGTATCATTTGGATCTACCTCGCCGACATCTGGAGATATCGCAGTGTCTTCTGTAACTTCTATTGCATCATCTGGGGATATAGAAACATCCGGAGCGTCTTCTAATACTTCATCTGCTGGATCTGATATATCGGATGCTTCTTCCTCTGCCTCATCGGAAGATAATCCGACATCAGATATTGGATCTACTGCGTTATCTGGTGGCGCAACAGTGTCGGAGGATTCTTCTAAACTTTCATCAGAAGATACGCCAACATCAGATATTGGATCTACTGCGTTATCTGGCGGAGCAACAGTATCTACTATTTCTTGTTCAGAAACATCTGCAGAATCTCCTGTATCGATTACTTCTTGTTCTGCATTTATAACTTCTGGAGAAGTTTCTCCTAATTCATCTTCTGCTAATTGAGTTGATTGTGTGTCTTCTCCAACAGTGTCCGTACCTTCTCTTGTGGTTGAAGCCTCGTCTCCTACAATATCTTCTCCGAAGATAGTAGAATCAGATTCTTCTTCGCGTTCTTCCTCTCCAGTAACAGCCTGGGTGCTTTCGTCTCCTATCACATCGGATGATGAAATCGTTTCGTCGGTTTCGTCTCCTATAGAATCTTCTCCGGAAACAGTAGAATCGGTTTCTTCATCTCTTGATTCTTCTCCAGTAACACTCTGAGTAGTTTCATCTTCGACTACAGATTCGCCACTGACTGAATCGTCAGTATCAAATAATCTTAAAATATTTTCTACAAATTCACTTTCTTCTGTAGATACAAACCTCAACAGATCTTGTATCTCTGGGACATCTTCCGTAAAATCTAGAGCCCGAAGTTCTTCAATTATATCATCAAAAGATGATTCTATTATCAAACTTTCAAAATTATTTTCTAGTTCCGATATAAGAGTTTGATCTAGTAGTTGAACCTTATCGGTATCTTCTATTAAATTCTGAAAATTTTCTAAGAATGTTTCTACAAAACTTTCAATGTTAAGATTAACCAGAGTATCTAGAAGAGTTGTCTCTGCCAAATCATATTGGAATTCTGATTGTTTTTCTAGTTCCTCAATTAAAGTTTTTGCAAAGACATCATCTATGTCTGTTATCTCTGTTCTTCTTATAGTTTCTAAATCAAAGGATTCTTGTTCTTCTCCAAATAATCTCTGTAGTGCATCGACTAATAATTCTTCTTCAGCGGTAACTAATGTTTTGATTAGGGCTTCTTCTATAAATTCGGAAACTAATTTTGTCAATACATCTACTATTTCTGATCGCTCTGCGAACAATCTATCACTAAATTCGTCTATAGTTCTAAAGCCTATTGATTTTATTTCATGGAAAGATTTCGCTTCAAATTTATCGGTTTCTAATGAGGTCTGGAATGATTGTATATTGGATTGTATTAATTCATCTAACTCACCAAACAATTGAGTATTTTGTTGTATAATGTCTGATGTTTCATCAAATTGTGGATCTACATTAATTCCTAGAGCTTCTTGAATATCTACAAATACTTGAGGATTGGATTGTTCTATTTCCTGTAAATCTTGGAATGTTTGTATAGATTGTTCAACATTCTCAATTAATTCATCTATTGGTTTTGGATCTTGTAAATCAATTAACTCAGAAAGTTCCCCAAGAACTTTATCATTAATTTCAGTAGACTCTAAGAAATCTGCAAATGCTTGTTGAGATAAATCCGCATCATCAGAACTTTCGCCCACAGATTGTTGAATTGCCTGTAGTACTTCTTTTGTTTCTGTCAGTGTTTGTGTTTTTTCTTCTACTAATTCGGAAACATTTATTTGGGTTGTTTCGGAAATTATAGATGATTCTTCTGCAGTAGTTGTGGAATCTATTTCAGAAGTATCCTGAGTTTCATCGGTATCTGTAGTTTGTACAGAAGCAGTATCTTGAGTTTCGTCAGTATCTGTAGTTTGTGTTTCGGTAGTATCCTGAGTTTCGTCAATATCTGTAGTTTGTACAGAAGTAGTTTCTGATACTTCAGAGAACATTTCGTTCAATCTATTTGTGAATGATTCTTTTAATTGTTCTGAAGTATTCTCTATATCGATTATTAAATTTTCTTCAGCATCCGAAGCAAATTGTTGTATGAGAGTTTCGTCTGATAAAATATCTTCTACAATATTTCTAGAAGTATCGTTTATAATTTCTCTAAAGCTGTCAAATACTCGACTCAGAGAATTTAAATCTATTTCCCCAGATGTATCTGTTTCTATGAATCCGGATTTTTGTAAAACTTCTAGGATTAATTCTGGTTCTATTTGATCTAGTGTAGAGGTTGCAGAACTTCTATTCGCAGTAATCGCTTCTGATAAACTTGAAGCAATAATAGATGTCAGAATATCTGATATTCTGGTATTTTCGTCGGTAGAAGATTGTGTTGAAAATTTAGCCGGTTCATTTGACAGAGGATCATTTATTTCAACATTCCATGTAAAGGAATCCGTAACTTCAAAGAGAAATCCAGCAGATCTTTCCAAAATCTGTATTTCATATTCTACTGGTTCATTTATGACTTGATGATTAACTTCTAATCGTAATCTATCTCCATTTTGTACAGATACGATATTTCCCCAGAAAATATCATCAACATACATAAAACCATTTTGAAAGACCAGTACAACGGAATCATCTAAACCGGAAATTACAATTTCATTAGATCCGACAGATTGAGGTTGTGCTCCAATCTCTGTAGCGACATAATCCTCAAATAAAAATATTGTTTTAAAATCTGCCATCGGGTTCTCTGGATATAAAAAAAGGAGACATTGGCCTCCTTTTATTTATGATGATTTATTGAGGTTTAAGTCCTAACAACAAAATCCGAATAGATAGGATTAATCGGCCCACCTCTTACCAAAACGAATATTCTCATACCGTTTCCATAACTTTGTGTGGATTGCATACCCACATAAGATCTAGATGCAGAAGTTGTTGATGTATCGGTTCCAGTGTGCCAAGAATATATGTCTCTGTAGTTAAGAACATCGCCATTCGCAGAAGTATAATCTCCCACAGATGATGCGCTAGGCGCAACTCCAATCCCGTTATCAAGACTATAAGACCCAGTGATGTCTGTTGCAAGACTTACCTGTTTTCCATCCAGATCGTATTTAGGAGACGTTGCAGTACCAATACTAGTGAATCCTCCAAGTGTAGATGAACTTGCACCAGAATAACACAATAAATCCATTTCAGAGTTTGGATAGATAAACTTCTGTGTTGTCATTGGAGATGGGAAAGTAAATACAAAGGTCTTATCCTGAGTAATTGACAATTGTTCTTGAGGATTAATAATCGCCGGACTATCTATTTGTGGAATTGTCGCAGACACATGGAAATCCCAAGGCTTAAGAACATCATCTTCTCTTACAACAAATCGATATATTGCAATTGTATCTTTATGTAAATTAGACCAAGCACTTGGTATATCTCTATCCTCCGGTATTTCTAATAAGTAAGATGCGGTAGAAGAATCTGTTTCTTCTGTAGAATTATAGTTTTCATAGGAAAATTTGAGTTGTTCTCCATTCACCAACTCATTCTTGAGGTATATTGTATCCTGTGGCATAGAGTAAACATACTCATTTTGAGTGCTAAGAGTTATATCTCTGAATGATACATCACCATTAGATTCTATAAAATAACCATTTGGATATGGAGAAGAATCAATTTCTACTCCATTTACAAAAACATCTAACCTATTGACTTCGTAGAGGGGTTTAATTTGAGTCTGTGATCTTATTTGTGAAGAACCACCAAATGGATTTATGTATTTGTTTTGATATCCAGCCCCATTCCAAACATAAGATAAAATAATCTTTGTATTTTCTGGGCTGAAATAAGATTTAATTTCTAGTACATCACTATTGCCTAACTGTACAGTATCACCTCTAACATATTTAAATATCGGATCTATTACCATCGCTGCAGAAACTTCATCAACAATAAATGTATAAGTGTTTCCAGAGTCTTCCATAATAATACTGGAACCTATTGAGAAAGGTGTTGAGTCTGATTCATTAACTACTACAGAAACAGTAAATTCTCCTTGGGTTCCGGTCTGTGTTACAGATACTCCAGATTCCGTTCTATTTCCGTTATCAAATGTAAGATCTGCAGCTGCAAACCCTGCCGGAATATTAAAAGCTGCAACCTTAACTGTGAAGTTTATTTCCTGATCAACAGTATAATGAGAACTTGGTATGATTGATCCGTTTAATAGAACTCTTCTTGGTTCCACTAAAACGCCAGAAGAATTGTACCACCCCTTCCTAGACAAAGATTTAGGATTGGAAGAATTTGCGCCGGGCATATTTGGGCCCTCAACAAGATCAGATATGTATGCATTAGGAATAATATTATCTGTATCTTTTGTGACAAACTGAAGATACCAGTATTCGTCATTTTCTTTTACAATATTATAATCCGTTCCTTCGACAAGGTTAGTTACACCATTACTTCCCCCAGAATCAATGTCCAACATTTGAACTTGATATGGCGATAACCCAGACTCTGCTGGGCCTAATTGTTCTTGTCTAGAAAGACTTAATGTATTTAATTTTTTAGGGACATATCTAAGCCCATCCGGATTAGATAATTGAATACCAGATGTTGCTGCTGATGCATAAGATATGATCGCAAATTCCTGATCTGCAGTTTCTATCGCATCAGTTGGTGCGTTGGGAGATGGAGTTCCTGTCTGACCAATTGGGTATCCTAACATATCTCCTGCAGTATTAAGTCCCACATCGGGCGGCATAAGTCTGTTATAAACACCCTTTGTAGTATAATTAGATCCAAGAGGAAGTGCATAATTTCCAGAACCCAAAGCATAATCCGCAATATTGATTTCGTGAATTGGATCATAATCACTAGGAGGGCTTCTATAACTTGTTCCCCTGTAGTATGATGTGCCTGCAGAAGAAACTGCTACTGGATCTTTATCAGTAACGATGGTAAATTGTATTGGTGTCTCTGGTGTTAGTTGAGTTCCATCAGTTTTAAAGATTGGGCCCAAATCTGTTGTTTCGATGACTGTCTTTCCGTTAGCAAAAGTTTGTGACGAATATGATGCATAGAAACCCATGTTAAAATCGGACGCCTCTGTGGGACGCTTAGAGGGTGCATAGACGCAATGAACAGGAGACTTTCCGTCTTCCAGATCTATTTTACCAGAAATATTATTGACATGACGTTGCACAACAAACCATGCATAGTCATCATCGTCTACAGACGCCTGATCTTGAATAAAAAACGCAGTACCATGATCTGAACAAGTAAGTCGATAAGATATAGGATAACTTCCGGCAATATTTGTATCAGTCTTTCCTTGTCTTCTATAAAAACCAGATTTTGCTTTATTTCCTCTTTCGTCAAACTTATAGTAGACATCAGAAAGTTCGCCTGGGTTTCTAGTTGGGCCAGAAGTTATGCCATCTCTACCCACTGTCTGAGATATAGTTCCGTCATCTAATATTTGGAATTTAGTTCCAATATTTACATGAATATATTCATCTCTGGTATCATAAAAGAATCTCATTCTCCATTTTTGTGGTGTTCGATTTTCCTGTGCGACCTGAGAAGCAACGGCAGTAGTAGGTATAAATGTGTTAGAAGAATCAATGTCTTTTAGTGAGGAAAGAATGTCTGTTCCTTTTTCTGATTCTACTACAAATACAGATCCGATTCTCCTAATACAATCCATAACAGAAGTGTGATCTTGTTGTCCATCAAAATTTATTGGCGGATGTGTAATATCAGAATCCTGTACTCTTGGGTAAATAATATTGTATGCTTGAGGTTCTACTTCAGAGTTAGGAATTATTAACATCCACTCTCCCTCTGCATAAGAAGTCGTAGAGGAATCAGACTTTGGCGATATTACAGTTATATTTGCAACATTATCCGTGACAGAATCTATCACAAACATACCAGATCCATATTTTTCTCTAATCCTTTTTCCGACATCATTTGCATCAAAATTGACAGATGCCCCGTCAGAATCAGTGACTGTTATTGTTCCTGTCTGTTCAATGAAATTAGTTGCGAGATCAATAGTAGCAGTAGATTTCTTCTGTTGATTAGATGACCACGCTTCAGAGAAATCATTTCGATATGGATGTAATGTTAAGTCTTTCGCAAGACTTTGAAGAATTCCTGCTGGATCCGCATTTCCTGAGTTAACTACAGGGAAGTATTGAACTAGGATTTTTAATCCTGCAGCTGGCGCAGTTTTAAATGTTATAGTCCCATTATCAGAATCATCTGAAGTTTGGGGGGGAGTGTAGTAGAATTCTCCATTGTTCGAAAAAGAAGAATCGCCAGTTATATTATCTAAACTATATTCTGGCCCATTTACAGAAACTTGGAACACGCGAAACTGCTGAACGTCTGATAAGTTCACATTTGGTTTCTTTCCTTCTTCCGCATAAACTGGAAATGAAGTTGATGTCCCATCTCCTTGTAATAGGTGAGTATAATAAGGAGGTTGAACAGTAAGTATTTCATTTCTTTGTACTGAAAATCCGGAAGACTTAAATGGATAATTCAAAGTCGAAGACATACTTTCCTCTTTATATTATTTATGAGATGTCGTTAGGGGATTCGAACCTACTATGTAGTAGTGTCGAATCCACCTTCAGTGACATCACTGTATCGTACACTAGAACCAGTAACCTGTAAGAATACTCTCATACCATTACCATTTGGTTCTGTACTCATCATACCTTCATACTTTCTCTTTGCTCTTTTCCAAATATATTGTCTGTTATCCGGCCCAGTATGCGATGCATATGCAAAGTCCAATGAGTCGTTTGCCACACTCTCTGGATTTATATCACCAAATATTGTTGATTTACTTCCATTGGAGTCTGAATACTTGTTAATTTCAATGTGACCAGCCTGCGTAGAGAAGTCAGCAGAAGAAATCGCAATCAAGTCTAATTCACTTCTAGGATAATAGAATCTCTGAGAAGTCAACTGAGTTGGGAAACTAAATACGAAATCCCTATCCTGAGTAATTGACAACTGTTCTTGTGGGTTGATGATTGAGTTAGAATCTGCTTCATGCATTGTTGCAGAAACGTGATAATCCCAAGGTTTCAGCACATCACTTTCTCTTACGACAAACCTGTTGATAGTCTTAACAGAGTTTTGGTTACGATCCGGAAGATCTCTATCCGGCGGAACTGTCACAATGTATGTGGTCTGCGATGGAGTAGATGAGTTATAGTTCACCAACTTCATAGAGAACGAAGAACCTGATCTTGGTGTGTCTCTAAAGTACAGAGTCTGGTTGAAGAAGTCATACAGATATCTGTTAGGCCCTGCAGTCAAGTTCAACTGAGAGGTTCCGTAATCTGAGAAGATTGGATCGCCTGGCAATTTACCTCTCAACGCAACAGAGTCTGTAGAAGTTACTAGATAGTCAGATGAAGTTAGTGCTTGTAAATTAGTTACAAAGGTTGCGTCAAACGGATCTCCAGATCCAGTGGAACTCTTAGTTTCGTTTGTTGTCCCGCCTGGGCCACCTTGCAAATTATTAACAAAAGATAGAGTATCTCCTGCAGCGTTTTCTGGCAACTTAAAGCTGGTTCCAAATGCATCCACACCAGCGTTATCAAGACCCTCTAAGAATCTTTGTACTGTTGCCGGATCTCCATTTCGTACCCATTCGTCATATGTAAGAACATATGCGTTAGGATCTCGTAGGATTTCTACACCGTCAAGGGCAACTACTAAACTTTCAAATACCTTTTCTCTGTTTGCAGATACTTCGTTGAAGAGAATATCTAAAAGTGCGTATGATGGATCGTCCCAATCGCCCAATGTAAGGGGATCTTGGCCCGCAGAGGCAGCACCGCCTGTTGCGTCATCAAATGATGATACAGCGCTTATTTCAGAAACTGGGAATGTTACGTTTCCGGAAAGTTGAGTACCTAATTGTTGGCCAGGGTTTGTCTGCCAACTTGCTCCTGCTTGAGGCCCGATTGTCAACGAACCAGATGCCGCAGAATAACTTGCACCGCTAGTTACATTACCGATATTAGTAAACCTACCGGATCGTCCTAGTGCTTCAAATCCTAAAATACTTAGTTCTGATACTCTATTTCCACCAGAATTCCAATAAGTGGTTGCAACCGCATCACTGACATCCGCACCACCAATAAAACCAACATCTAATTCATCTTTATATATTGGTACGCCTGGCGTTGCCTGAGGAATAGCGTATGTTCCTGTGAAGTCAATTGCGTTCACAAAGTCATTAAAGAAACTCTGATCCCTGTTAACAAAGATTGTAGGAGCTTCCGTTTCCAATTCCCTACCAAAACTATCAAAGATATTTCTTGGTTTAGAAAGATCCGCGACATCTTGTGTTGAGTAATATGTATTTAAGTCACTAATTTCTACTGGTCGTTTTGTTGGTGAGTATACACAGTGTACAGGAGACTTACCAGAGAATTCTGGTTGTCCTGTAGACTGGTCAACATGACGTTGCACAACAAACCATGCGTAGTCATCATCTTGGTCTACTGACGCCTGATCAAATATGAACAATCCCATACCGTGATCGGTTACTGTCATTCTATATGACATCGGATATGAACGTGCTACTTCATCTTCACTCTTAGATACTCTAGTAAAGAATTGTGACTTGGCCTTTTGTATTCTGGTGACAACACCTCGACCAATGCTGGGTTCTTGATAAACGTCACACAATTCGCCAGGCTCTCTGTAGATAGGATATTTCGCACCGTCTCTTCCTTGACCTTGTGTAATTGTCATGTCATCAAGGAGTTGATATTCTGTTGCGACATTGACCTTAATCTGAGCACCATCACCACTATATTCAAACCGGATTCTCCAGTTTTGTGGTTTAGTTTTGTTCGATGTTGGATCCGTTGAGATTGGAGTCAATTCGTCATCTGATAGCAAGTCAGTCCCTCTTGCGGATTCTACAAGAAACTTTGTAGTGACTTGTTTTAGTGCGGCAAGAACATCTGCCTTATCATTACTTACTGGTTTGGGGTGAATCAAATTAAATGCAGGGATGAACTGATCATCGTCATTAAATTCTAAAAGAAATAAATTTCCCTCTGTTATATGTAGAAGAGAATCTGGATCGGCAGTTGTTGTATTCAGTCCGTTAACATCTAATAATATAGTTGCGTTGCCAGAGTCTGACGAACCAGTTGTATCTGTTGGTGCGGTATAAGTTATATCGTCAGAAGCATAAGTCAGCGTTTCTCCTGCCGAAAAATAAGGCCCAAACTTCGCTCCGTATGGAACAGCAAGAGAGTGTTTCCAGTGAAAACCTACAACAATATCAACAGAACTTGCATCCGACACCCAATTAAATGTGGACGAATCTACCAATAATTTGATAGTCACTGAACGAGATCCATTATCTTCTACAGACCAATATTCATCTTGAATAACTCTTCCGTCAATAGATACTCTAAATTCGCCATCTCCCAAATCTGCGATAGAAAATGGAAATGTCGAAGTTAATGTAGCAGGACTAGATGGCCCAGCAGTTGAAATATCTACGCCGGGATATGTTATTGCGTGTTCTCGAATAAGTTTGAAGACTGACTTCATAGTTCTTTGGTTTTTTGGTGCAGTCGGAGAATTTTCTCTAAAATCGAAACTAAATGCCTCTGAAAGACCAATTGGATTAGCGGAACCCATATACTTGAATATCTCTGGAGAATCGTATGGATGAACACACATATCACTTGCAAGTTGGAAAAGAAGTCCACCTCTGGAACCAGTCCATTGACTTTCATGTTCTTGATATGTAATCTCTAAGATTTCGTTACCTGATGGACTATACTCTGGTGCGAATTCGATGCCTCCGAATACGCCAAGACTCTGATCGAACTTTACTGCGCCTAATCCAGAAACAGTATCTCCTTCTGCGTAGGTTTCAGTAGAAGAATCCCAGATTGCTTGGTCAGTCTTACCAGAAGCAGTACCGTTCTGTGCAGAAGAGTTTCCTCCATTTGTGATAGAGCCCGGAGCAATCGTTCTGTCTAGGTCATAACGAACACCACCAACTTTGATGCTCCACTCCCAATCTTTATTTGTGAAATCAATCTTAGACCTCAAGAAAAACTGGTTCTTTGTACCTTCAGCAGAATGGGTTTCATATTGCTGACGATGAGGTATATTAATGATTTCATTTCTTTGAATACTATATCCACTTGCAACAGGCATTATTTTCTCCTTTGAGACATATTTTACTTATCTGACTATTTATAAAACTTTTTTCATCACTTAAATTAAGTTTGCGGAAGTATCTGTTCCAATGTTAACATCGCTGTTAAAGATGTGTCTTCCGTTCACTAATAACATAATTCTCATGCCATTTCCATTGGCAAGAGTTGACCTCATTCCCTGATATCTTCTATTGTCTGCGTTTCCAGAAGGAAGATATGTATTCATAGGAACATTACTTCCTTCAGCCACAACCTCTGCAGAAGAAAAACATATGAGGTCTATTTCTTCTTTCGGATACATAAATCTTTGTGTTGTTAGACCAGTTGGGAATGTAATTACAAATCTATTGTCGTTAGTGATCGCTAACTGTTCTAAAGGATTTATAATCGCATTGCTGTCGGTCTGATGTTTAGTCGCAAGTTTATGAACATCCCAAGGTTTTAATATATCAAATTCTCTCGCAACAAATCGCCAGATAAGTTTTGCAGTAAATTCATCTGCAAGAGAATCTTCTCTGTCATATGGGCTTAGAATATAAAAACTATCATTATTCAAACTATCGACAGAATAACTATTACCTTCGTTATCGAAAACAGTATTCACTGTAGTTTCTGCCGTTTGTAGATTCGCGGCACTCTCAGAAAAGTATACACCGAAATCTCTTGCATATACACTTTCTCTTGAACAAGAATACAGAACATGAACTGGGTATCTTGAAGCTTCGTCAGTAGGTGTAGTTCCTTCTGTATTGTCTACAGTTCTCTGCACACAAGTCCAAGCATAATCATCTGACTGATCACTGGCCGCATCGTCAAATATATAGAAAACAAATCCTCTTTCTGTCATAGTCAACCGATATGACATGGGGTAAGTTCCCTCAAGATTAGTTCCAATCTTTGGAAATCTCTTGAACCAGCCCTTTCCTTTTCTTTTATTTCTAAATCTCTTACTTCTATTTATTTCAGTAGTAACAAGAGTTAGTGCGAGAGCAAGACTGCTATCTGCACCAGTTACTGTCTCTCCTTCGACAAAAGGAATACCATTCCAATCTGCAAAAGTAATACTTTGTGTAGTAGATGCGGTAGAACAACTATGGACGGTTGCTGATGCTCCTCCTGTTCCAGATATGACTTCACCTACGGTATATTTGTTCACTCCATCATATGGCAATATTAATGATTGTGCTGGGATAGTGACATCTTCAAAATGTAAATCAACCAGTTCGCCCGGAGTCCTGACTACAGAAGTTGTAAGAGTAGATCCATTTTCCAGAGTGATTAATCCATCATTTCCCGATATGGATTCTAATACACTACCGTCATTCAAAAGTTGATTGGATGTTCCTATGTTCACTTTTAACCAACCGTACATACAGTTTGGTATTCCTTCCGATTCTGTCCAAGATCCATTAAATGTATATCCAACGTGTACGAGATTATTATCCGCATCTTTAGAGTTCTCAAGAAGATGCTGAGATTCTGAAGTTTCGTTGATATTTGCACCAGAAACATATTGCGCCCTGCCCATAGATCTCAATTTTAAATTAAGTTGATAAAGTTCTCTCTTATATTCTGTATCTGTTGTATTCAATCTTGGCCTTTCATCAAACTCAAATCTTACTCTGTATGACTGATCGACACCTCTAGAAACCGCTCCACGATTTGGAAGAATCTCGTTGGTTGTTTCTAGTAAAAGAACGTGTTGTCGTTTATTTCCAACCGGCCCAAAATTTGCTTGACCGGAATATGGTTGTGAATCTAAATTAAGTTGATTGAAGAATTTTTTAGTAATATCGGTGGCGGCGTTATCCCCTACTCCGACTAATTGTATTTTATTATCTGGAGTAGTTTCTCCGTTATACAATTGCCATGATGCAGTCATATCAGATGCAAGAGTCATCATCAGTCCAACACCAGAAACCGCTCCGGTGCTGTCAATTCCTCCAGTATCCGTGAGTTTGGTGAATCCAGACCTTGCAACGGATATTCCGTAGTTGGGCAAATCACTAAGACTGTTTATAATTTTTACTGCCATAATATATCTCTAATTGTTGGAGCGGGCGCTGGGATCACCAGTCTGTAGACTAGAAGTAGTACTGGAACCAGATCCGGTCTGGACACCTCCTGTGAAACCGCCGGATTCAACTATTATATTCGGATCTTGATACACATCCAAAAGAGTAGTCCACTCCGATATTATCGATTGATCCGCAACTTTTCTAAGTCTAAATTTAATTGTACTCTGAGCCTCAGAATTAGTTATTAAGTAAAATTTTCTATTTGTCTCTAATGATTTAAATTCACCATCTGCCGGCCCGCCAGGCGTATTCCCCGACTCATGTGTCGCACTAATTTCGTACTTCTCTCCTACGAGGGAATTCGTTTGCTGGTGCCAACTGTATAAAGAATATGCAGAATTTCCGGTTTCATTACTTGCTATTTGAGTTAAATCATCCCCTGCTAAAATCTTCCCTCCATCACTCTTACCATTAATTACTATAGTTCCATTAGAAGTAAACGAAAGTTCCAATCTTCCCTGAGTTCCATAGTATCTGAATTGAAGATGGCCAAGCTCGTCCGGAATGACATCTGCTGTATCCAATGGTTCCACCACCTGTACTTCTGTGACAGCATTATCATCAGTAGTATCTTCTATAACAGTAATTAGTGGTTGTGGGGATTCCGCTTGCCATCTGGTATACGTTGACAAATCTTCAGTATTTCCAAATGCAGTTTGCGGAAAATTGGTATAATTTACTCTGCTAGTTGCAGAGAAAGAATCTCCAGCAACTTTATCAATATACTGACTTTCTGTTAACAAACAGAAATTAACCTTTTGCATAGATTCGATATTAGAAAAATTAAACTCAGACGCAGGAGAATTTCCAGTTTGGTCTGTTGAATATATTTGGACAAATGATATATCTTTATTAGTCCAATCGTCTACTTTAGCCATCATTGTAACTGAAATCTGACAATTAAATGAAGCCTGATCAGACACAGCATCATTAGTACTAAAATCTTCCCAATAAGTTCTCGTATTATCTCTGCGGCCGGCCTTAGTATCTAGTCCACTATCGTTTGCAACAATTACGACTTTCCCACTATATGAATTCATTTGCGAATCGCCTGTCACATGATTTGTCACATGATTGTCAAAAAGTTGTGGATTGCTGCCGGCATAGTCTGCGAGGTCATATGCCCCCTGATTATATGTTTTTGATCCTATAGTTATATTTCTTTGAGTATTGCTATTCGGGATTAAATAAACATCACTTTTTTCTACGTTATCGTTAACTCTAAGATTGTCATTTGCATAAGCATTAGAAGTATTTAATTTTCCAGTAGATGTGCTTGATGCAGTCGTAAAGAAAAACATATTGCCGATTGCGTTGTCGCCAGGTCTTCCAAGGGAATATGTTTGAAAAGTAACAGTAAGGGGGAAATAACCATTAACAACACTTGAATCAGAAATCAACGTATAATATTTCCCCCCATGTTTATAAACCGCACTGGCCACATAGTTTGCTTCAAATTGAGAGTTGGTTTTAATTGTAGATCCAGATCTAGATCTAAAAGAACTGAGAGTTGGACATTTAAATTTATTAATTTCCCATCCGTTTATTTGGAAAAAACAATTTCCTGTCTGATTTCTCCATTTATTGTAAGCCAACCATTTTGTTCTTAGACTTGTATTATAATTAGTGGAACTGGGTAAAGAAATTTGAAGAATATCTTTTGCCCACACCAAATCACTGCCGGAATAAACTTTAGATATTGAATCTCTTCCGACATAAATTTCTTTTAGGTCACTGAATGTGCCATTAGAATTTGGTACTTGTATGGGCATACTTTACTACTCTTTGATAAAGTAAATGGTGTTTGGATCTGTAGGAGAAGGCAGTTCCGTAACTACTGATATCTTTTTACCACTCCATGTACTATCATCTGGAGTTCTCCATGCAGGGGTGCCACTGGAGTTAGTTTTCCAAACTTTATTATATTGGCCACTGCCGGAAGCAACATAACCTTCTCTGGCATTTGTATTCGAATGCCAAGTATCTTTATCTTGGGACGCTGTGATATAACCAGCACCATTGGCCAATTGATTATTATCTGTTGGGATTGTGGGAATACTAGGAATTGACGGAGTATATGTTGTGGTAGTCCCATCCCTGTCAGTTAATGTCAGCGTGTTTCCACTCGTGGACGCTGTTGCAACATACTGTTTCGGGTGTGTATCTGAAAAATGCGAGAAGAGATGCTCTGGCCTATCATTTTGATGAAATTTGACAGTAGTAACTGCAACCTTTTGTGGACTTGAATCTGCGCTAAATGTAACAGAAGTAACAGAACCCTTCGGGAGATTTGAAGCAGATAACCTGTTGGTATTCTTTAAAAAGTATTCCGAACTTGTGCCGTTACTGAACTCATTTAAGTTTGTTGGAACATTTGTGGAATCTAAATCGTCATAGTCTCCACTCAGAGCCACTGGATGAAGTGTTGATGGATCAAAATTATAACCGGCCTTTGCTTGAATTACTCCTATTTGAGTTTCATTTTGTTTGATCTCTGAATCTAATGATACAATAGCATTTCTGAGGTTTTCTCCATCTACATAATTCGTTGTGGTGTACGCATGGGTATCTCCGATAGTCGCGCCCAAGAAAGATGTAATGGTTGTAGAAATCTTTGCTATAGCATCACCTTGACTTGCAATGTCGGAATCATTAGAATTTATTTGATCTTGTAGTTTAGTATCCGCAGAAGACAAACTAGATGCTCCTGCAATTGTCCCAATGTATTCACCAGAACCACCTAAACCGGCACCAAGTTGGGTGGCGTCTAATTCATTTTGAATTCTAGTTGCTCTGTTAGATAAATTTGTTATTGCATTTTGATTAGTGAATACTTGACTATCTAAAAGACTTAAAGATCCCTTTACTGTACCAGAAATATAATTTCCAGAAAGAGATAAAGTTCCATCGGATTCAGTTCCAATAGAACTTTGAGTGACATCTAGTTCTTGTTGAACTGAATCTAAAGCCTCATCTAATTTTTTATCGGCATCCGCTAAATTATTTGCAGAAAAAATATATCTGCGAGTTGTCTGTTTAATATACCCACCAGACCCAGTTAAACCAGAAGCAACTTCAATAGTATCAATCGCACTCTGTAGAGTATTGTCTTCGGCGAGTCTTGTTGCAGCTTCGCTTGCCACTTGTGTATTAGTATAATTTGTAGAAGTAGTATACAAATTATTCATTGCGGTAGAGAGATTGGATGCAGTTGTGTATGCAGAATTAAGAGAGGCAACATCTCCTATGTTCGCAGTGTTTACATCTGTTTCACCATGAATCTCATTGAATGCTCCGACTATAGTTTTGTTTGCCGTGTTTAAGTTGTTGAAATTCCCTATCAAGGACTCAATATAAAGTCCGTGAGAATTTAACTGATTGGTTTTATTCTTCCACGCATCAAAGGTATCAGTCCTTAATACATTGTCTGTTGTTGGATAATTAAATGTTGCCATGTTGTTTACTCTCTAAAATTTTATTCAGAAGTCCCTTTATCTCTGTTAATTCGGTCTTAAGACCCTCTATTTCCCTTTCTTGCGTCTCAATCTTTTTCAATTTCTTCATATACTTAACATACGCACCATTATCAAAATTTATTATAGCCCCAGAATGAGGATCTCTTCTCAGAGTTCTATCTTCTTTTACTATCAAATAATCTCTAATATCTTTCATAAATATTTATATTAGTTCGCAAGAGCGATAATCCTTAAATCCTTTATTCTCGGCGGTAGTGCGGAATTTTTACTTCGCATTACTACCTTAATTCCAAACGATGAAAATTCAGTCAATCCCTTAACATCATAATCGAAATCTGTAAACTGATTTATAACAGTTGCAGATTGTGTATAACCTTCCGGTCTTTCGATATATTCATAATTTAATTTTTTATAGTCTTGACTATCACTGGTTTTTATCTTGTAATATAAATCAACATCTGCGTCTTGTGGCCTATGCATTGCCAACACAATCTTAAAAGATGTCGCAGGTTGATTTAATTGTATTTCCTTTGTGATATACTTAGATTCTACTGTTCCTCCTGTAGATTCTCTTTCCGATATAAACTGAGCATAATTCGAAGAGGTATCTGTAGAATTACCTTGCGAATCAGTAGTTGTAGTCCATACTGGATAGTTTACAACATTAGATATCAAAGTAGAACTAAATCTCTGCGTATCGATTACTGGAGATATATTATCTTGTGTTGAAGATAATGTTAGTTTGTATGCCAAAGATTTTTTCTCAAAATTGCTACTTCCGGTTCCAAAATTATTCTCATTATATAATGAATAAACTGCTCTAGGAGTATCGAAAGGAATATCTTTATTAGGAACAAAATTAGACCAAGAACTATCCTTAACTCCGGTCGGCATATCAGAATCTTGAGATTGACCACTTGTGGTTTTCATTGAATATGTTATATTTGTTTGTGGTAACTGCAATGACTGAATTACAGGAACCAAAACATCATACTTAGAATTTATCTCCACAGTTACCTTACCAGAAGAATCTGGAGAAGGATTAAATCTTCCAGATGACGCTAAAGTAGAGGCCTTTGATGTCCCTGCAACACTGTTTCCACCAACATATTTGACATTGGTCATCAATATATCAAAAGTATGTAGAGTTGTTGCAACTACCTCATGAGTTCCACTCAACTCAGATCCTAACCAAGCATTCGAAGTCGAATCGCCTCCGTATCTCGTATTTTGATTCAACCCATCTATCGTCACATAATAGTGTGTGTTTGCTCCTTGCGAAGACAACAAATCGTGATTTGGGACATGAAATCTAACTATATCTTGACCAGCAAATGTTTCAATTGAGGATGATCCTAAAGATACAGTATTTGCGGAATATCCTAGTTTATCTGTGCTGCTATTTTGGAAATACAAGGTAGAGTTTGAGCTAGTATCAAATTGAGCCCTAAACAATGTAAACTTCATATCTTCCATTTGTTCCGGTGCCCAAGAAGTAGATGCCGCCTTATAGAATACTCCACTATATGGTTGTTTGCTAATAGTTCCAGTTCCATCTAGAGAATTTTCTCCAAGTCTCGCAACATGAACACTATAATCCTGAGAATCTGCAAGAACAACTATTGCGTATTCTACACCCTGTTCTATATAAACTGGAGCGTCAAATAAGAAATTTGTTGCAAGATTACCGTTTGCTGATGTCAATACATTAGAAGGATATAAGGTCTTTCTGGTAAGAACTGTCTTGCCCGGATATCCACCGACTGTGTTTCTTAGTTCTACGCTCACTGGTATGACCGAATCTTTTGATGAGAAGAAAATATTTACTGATGTAAGGAATGCTCCTCCAATCTTATCTGTCATTATTGTTTGTGCAATAGGATTGAACTGATTAGACCCTTCGCCAATTTGATTTCTTACTGAACCATTACTTTGAACAAACTGAGAACTATATCTCTGTTGTCTGGTAGAAGTATCAGAATCCAACTTAGTCTTCGCAGAATATAATCCTTCTGCTTCCGTCTGTGCAACAGCGCTGCTTGATTGTTGATCGGATAATTTAAATACTTTATCGCCAGTTCTGAATCTCATATCATCTGTGTTGGGTATTGCGAATAAACCTCTCAAATTACCAGATTCGTCAGTAATTAAAGTAGAACTATTAGAACCAGTTTCTAGAGCGAACTTGCCGGGCGATATTCCATTTGTAAAATTTGGCCCTACCAAAAATAATGCTTGACCCGCAGTAAATGAATTGGTATCTATATTATCAATGACATAAAAATTCAGAGTAGTGGCATCAACATATTGAATTCCGACTACTCTAACTTCATGACCTTGGTTATTTACCAGCGTCATGTCACCAGTATTATCAATAATTTCAGATTCATATGTCTGTATGAAATTATCTGCCGAAGAAACGCCAGTGACTTTAATTGTCTTTGTAGTTACACAAAATTGCGATACAGGAGTTCCATCGAAAAATGCAAATACTCTTGTCTTTGGTTTCATTCCAGAGGCATGGAAAAATACATTCCTTTCTCTGATAAAGAAATTTTGTTCTGGTCTAGAACCTTTGGGTGCTCCATCTTCCTGATCATCATCTTCGTCAGAATCATATGGGGGCCAATTTAGATCTCCACCGACACCACCACTTAAAGTTCCATTTCCTCTACTGGTATCTTTCCAATCATCTTGTTCTGGGAATAATTTAACATAACCTCTAAATCCCATTATCGCATATGGATTGACGGAAACTGTTTTAGAAGATTTGCCTTGTCCGGCGAGCATAATAGAGGTATATGGTAACATGACCATTCCATCCTTAATGCTGTAAAGTGTAGATTCAGATTGATTAAAACTCATTGGAGTATTTTTCTGATAGTATACTGGACGCAATTCTTTATTCACTACATCAATCGCACAATTATATTGAGTATCAAAAACATCTCCAATATTATGACTTGTAAATGGTTCTACGACAAATCCGTTTTTAAATCTATCCAAACCATTCTCGTCAAGAACATCCATATCTTTTGTTTCTTTTTCTAGTAAAGATAATGATGTATAGTATTCTACAGTTTTAATTCTTTTCTCTAGTTTTCCAATATCTCTCATTGTATATCGTTTATTATCAAGCATTTCTGCAGATATACTGTCAGTAGATAAACTGTACGGATCTGTGGCAAGTTTGTATATAACCATACCATCATTTGGATCTTCTGGATAATTAGGAGTAATTGAAGGTGCTCCGTACTTGACCAAGAAATCGCCCTCTTTGCTCAAATAAACTTTATCCTTCCTTGGAAGATATTGACGATAATCCGCAATAACATAAGAATTGTCTAACGGAGTGTTTGATGTAGTGGATATCTGGCCAAACTTTAATGGAGTCGCAAGAGATTTTTCGGTGAACAAATCTGCAGAAACTGTTTGTGGCCTAAAGTCTAGTACATCAGATAAACGACTATTCTGGAAAGAAGGTATCTGCGAATACTCTATTCCAGAAGTAGAATGAGTATAAGAGTCTGCAGAGAAATAATCTCCGCCAGTACTATGATCGAAGTATGAATATACAATTACAATTCTTCCGGCACATTCAGATTGACTTGGTTGAACCTTAATATCCCCAATATCATACATTCCAGTTCTTTGACCGTTGTCTAAAGTATATCTTTCTGTTATGTCAACAATTTTAGTTGGGATATCCGCAAATCCGGTTGGATTGACTCCAGTTTCTTCATATTCCAAGTATGCATCTAGGGCAAACTTTAAATCAGAAGCCGTCATTTCATTATAGAATTTTTTAGTACCGACAGAATCTATCTGGTAAACAACATTTGATACAGTACAAGTATCGTATACTGCAGTCAATTCAAATATATCAGAATGTTCCAATTGAACATTGGTTAATGCCAAAGAGTTTCCTAAACTATCAGTAGTACTAGAGTTGAAAACTGATCCAGTATTATTTGTGCCATACAGATCCAAAGAATACCATGTGGATGCCGAATTCGCGGCATATGTTTCAGTCGCAACGAAAGTTCCATCTGTCTTTCTTGCGGCGTATGGATATATTACATGATCTTTAACCAAAGTCTTGGTTTTTTCTGCCGCGTTTGTTTTAATTACTGGAACATATATAATAACATTATTGCCAGCAGGCAAATCCTCTATAGTAATAAGTGCGGTAGTAACTCTATTATTCCCATCAGTAGATAATTGTACAGTGTCTGAAGTTAATTTATGGACAACTGGTTCTCCACTTCCAGAAGTCGGAGTATATGCAAAATAATATTTTTCATTAAAAGATCCAAATACTTGATTTGAGTTTGTTCCCAAAGTTATTTCTACTTGACTGCCTGCCCCTCCATACGACTGAGAAACATTCTCAAATTTCATCTGAACTGTATATGAAGTATCTACACTAGAATTTCCGCTGTCATCATCTACAAATCTGATAGTTTTGACAAAATTCGAACCAGTATCTACGACACTAGAACCAGAGGTATCAAAAATAACATTACGAGAAATAACTCTTGCGTTATTTGGTGTAATTCCTATATCATGATTGGCAGAACCTGAGAACGCATTTTCGGGAGACGCATCATACTCAACTTCTCTAATAACTTCGTTACTTTCAAAGAGTCTTGGATTTAATTCTCCAGAAGATACTGATGATGGATTACCGGCTCCTAAAGTTTTTACTAAAATTTTATTCGAAGAATTGTGATATACCACACCCCTTACGAGAGAATCTTGATATTCAGAGTAAACTATATTCTTATTATCAAATCTGGTTAACTGATCGACAAGAGTATATTCTACCAAAACATTCCCATTGAACAGATTATATGCCCCAGAAACTGATTGAGACTCTATGGATCTCAGATCATTAAGCAAATATTCTCTGTTTGTTCTTGGATTAACTTCCATTCTAATATCGTACAGATATACTTTATAGATTGCGCTGTCTGTATCTGAATTAGTCGGAGCAAAATTAGAAGAAGAATAATCAAAATCCTGATCATGTGAATAGTGTTCTACATATCTTATTTTTGCAGTACCAATAATATCAGATCCATTGGGATTATTTGATGCCCATGTAGAAAAATCTGCTGTAATTTGACTCTTATCGTAAGTTGTTTTTCCTTGACTATTAGATCCGTCTCCAGAATTAAATTGAGGATTATCTCCAATTATTACATGAGAGTTTCCGTTGACATTGATGTTTAATAAATCAACCGTCTGGTTTGGTATGGGGAGACCCATTACATCTGTGAGATAAATGTAATTTCCTAGTTTTGTTGTGAGATACTCATTGTTTTTTTGTATATGATCTCTTGACTTTTTATAGTCTACAAATTGTGTAACTAAATTCTCTAATTCATATCCTCTAACGTATGATTTGCCTGGCTCAATCCCGACAGCCAATCTTCCTCTTAACGCGGCAATAAGACTATCGTGTGTCTTGCCCGGATAGAATTTAGTTCCGGTTGCATCTAAATTTTGTTCTGGATATTTTGTTCTATCGTTTGGAGTTGCAGTATGTGCTTGTCCATTTCCAGTTGCAAGATCAATCATATCCGGTTCATCAAAAAAACGAGTCCTTGCCATTTCCTTTGCATCTACTTCATTAGAAAATTCAAAATCTGCAAGTGTGGAAACTCCACGATTACCATTTTCATTTAACAATTCTCTAATATCAATCTGATATGGTCTTACCGTGTAGTCACCAGATTCGTCATAGGTTCTTCTTGCAAGAGTTTCTTCAAGAACAGAATACTCAGTTGTTCTTACATGAGACTCGACAACACCATTTCTGACACTAATAAGTTCGATAAAGTTACTTGTATCCACTTCATCAATTGATCTTTTAGAAAAGACAAGGGAAATTCGATATCTATCAGCGCCCGGCGAGTTAAAGTTTGTTGTTCCTTGTGCATTATCAAGAAGAGTATTGTCCATGTTACTATTGACAAATGCTTCATTGACTTGCAGACCAATCTTATAAGAAGGTTTATTTGAGTACTTGTCTAAGACTATTTTCTGATCATTTACCATGACCAAGTGTTTTTGTAGATAATATACTCCAGATTCGATGAAAGCAATAGAACCTTTTCCTATCGATGTGTCTGATTCGGGCTTGATTTCGCAAGCATAATCGCTCATCGAAGAAATAGATTCTGTAGTTAGAACTTCTTCTGGTAAAAATGATATGCTATCTCCCTCAACAAAATCTACGGAAGAATAATCGGATATATCAGCACCACTGATAAATTTAACATAAAGAGTATCTGGATCGTCGGTATCTGTAGAACCAGTAGTATTTTCTGCATGGACAACAAGAGCTCGGATTCCAGTAGTAGATCCAACCACTATTCTGCCCACAAAATCTGCAGCAGAGTTATATGTAATTGAACTTCCCTGATAACCTATCTTTAAATAAGATATATCTGTATCAATTGCCGACTGGCCAGGAATGATCATCGCACCTTCTTTAAAGAAGTGGTCTGATACATTTGCAATCTGTTGTTGTAAGATAGACTGAATTTGCGTCAGTTCTCTTGCTTGAACAGAGTTACCTGGCTTGAACAGTATTTTAAGATATCCACTATTTACGTCATAGTCATCATAATATGGAGTTACATTAAAATTGGATGCCATACTCTTTCTCTATCAATTAATTTTTTTTAAAATTCGAATACTACTTTAATATCTTCGATTTGGTCTACTGCTCTTGAAACAGGTTGTCTGTTTTCTATATAAAGAACTTTACCAGTTCCTGCATTTACGTCAAACTCAGAATTTCCATCACCATATTCTGGATGCGAAGGCCCTCTGTAAGTTGTATTATATGCAATTTTACTTGTGGAAGTGTCTACTGGATCGGATAATATTATAATTTGTCTGAATACTGGATCAAAACCACTCAAAGAATCAGAAACTACAGGAAAAACAGATTCTGTATTTCCGTTTCTTGTGTCCTGTTCGTCGTATTCAAGTTTAAGTGCGACCATTGCGTAGTAACCACCAAGTTCTTCTACTGGATTGCATCCGTGTCCATCGCCTGGCGACATAATCGCTCTTACATTACATTCTGTTCCCCCAGAAACAGCAGGAAGGACTGTTGCAGCTGCAAAGGTGTATCCACTACCGCGATTGCTGATAACTACTTTAGCAATTTCATCTCCTTGTGTCAATCCATATGCCGTTGCTCCAGTTCCGTCACCGACAAGTTGAATTTCTGGTGCGATAATAATATCTCCGGTCTGTGATCCTGTCAAGCCAGGAAATACTCCATCTAAAGTTATGTCAACTTGACCAGCACTAAAGGAGAACGAAGAAATTGATTGTTGATACGATGTGTTTCCTGAGATGAATACTAGGGCATAATCATCATACCCTCCTGTACCAGCATCGGTTGCCCTTTGAATCATGTCGCTGGAAGATGGAGTGAAAGAAAATGAGGTTGTCGCCGCACCAATAGTTACTCCTGAGTGATTAAGATTTTGAAGATATCCTCTTCCGCCGGCATGACCAGAACCATCTCCATCATCCACAATTTTAACAAAATCAATTGCACCAGAAGAAGATTTCGCCCCTTGTTGGATTTGATATTGCGCGTAATCTGCAGATGTTGTATCGGCGGGTTGTGCTGTCAGATATTTGACAGGAAAATAATCTTTGGTTAAAAACTTGAGAGCCCTATCTAATTGAACTGAATACATATATTTCCATACATATCCATCACCAGTTTCTAAGAGATCTGTAGAGGTTCCTGTTGGTTTTACTGTAGATGCTACAGGGGCGACTCCAACAGAAGAATCAGTCCACTTAGAATTGTTGATGCACTTGTATACATTATATTGGTTATTTCCTTCTGTAAGAACATATCCATTTGGGATAATTTCTTCTGGATCTTGATCATCATACATTGTATACACACTACCAGTTTCCCAATCTATTCTTGGTAGTGCCAAAGTAATAGTATCTTCTCCTACTTTTTTCATTGCTATTAAATCATTTTTTACTGTGTAGTGTTCTTTTACTGAGTCTGAAGGAGTTGGGGGATTCGAATCGTCTGTCCATGCTGTATTTTTTCCGATTCCTAAGTAAAGATTGTTATAGAGTGACACATTATAAAATGCCCAACGTAAAACTGAACCTCCAGATGAAACTCCTGTGGTATGTGTAGGGGGTAAGCTGATATCTGAAGTACCAGATTCTACTGCGATATAAAGATTCGATTGATATAAAACTACATCGCCTTCGGAGTAAGATACGCCGCCTTCCCATAGTGGAGTTTGTTCTGACAGGGATTCAATGAACTGTTGTGCATTAAATATTCTGAGTCGATTTGTGATGATTGCCGCCATTGCTCATTATCCTCTAAAAAATTGTCTAATCCTATATTTATAAAACTTTTTTTAATCTATGACTTGCGTTAATGATTCTAATTCTTCTATCGTTGTCGGGACATTATTGGTGTCGTAGACACTTAGAATAGTCTCATGTGCAAAGTTTGTCTTTTCCAAATATTTTGAGTCTATATCTGTTATTTTTACAGTCTCAAAATTATTATCTAATACTTGTGGAGTTTCTCGGAACTTAGATCTTTCGATAGAAAGGTTAGTCATTCCGGCAACTCTCAAACCGTCAGTTTCGGGATTTTCGTCAGTAATAACCAAATACTTTGGTTTTAATGTAACTCTAGAATCCAAAACCGCATGATAATTTCTTTCAAATAATTCTTCTACTTCTTGTATTGTTGTATTGGGCCAGTCATGGTCTGTTCCATCAGTAATACCTACAAAATTATTTTGCGAGAATACTGGGACAACTCCCCATACATTTGTTCCATCTTCTTTCTGGACTACTGTGACTTGATTTCCTGCCATTGAAGTATTTCTAAACGCCCCAGTGTATCCATAATACGCAAGATATGGAGATTCTAGTGCTTCTTCGTATGGGCTAAAACGATATCTTATCAAGTCATCAAATGAGAATGTAGTATCAAAGAAAAACTTAAATCTTTCTAAACTTCTGTAAGACGTTCCTAGACTTGGTATCTCTTGTTGTCTAGTGATGATATTTACAATAAATTTCTCATCTCTGGGATCTGCTCCATCTCTTACAGAACCTACCCAATTAGTATTTATTCGGCTAACATTACCCCTAGAAACTTTATCCCATCTGAATTCTACTGTATTGCCCGGCGTATTCAAATCATTATCAAGGGATCCATATGATGATAATAAATTAACTCCAAGTAAAATATAGTGATCAGTAGAAGTTGCACTAGTCACTTCAAACTTAGCAAATGAACGAGTAACTCTATGTTCGTCTCCAGTTATTATTTCTTCTGAGACATTGTAGAATGTGAAGAAGTTTCCTATAATACCGCTTTCGTAGTAATGTCTCTGACTTTTGGAAAATCTATCGTGGTGATTTAGAGCAATATAATTAATTTCTGAAAAATTAACTGCTCCTCCACCAGACGCATCCGCATTAACCATCAGGGCATACCTACCCTCTCCTTTATCGACTGTTGCGCCTACCGGAGTATCATCAGAAACTCCACTAAGAGAATGTAAACTATTTTGTCGATTATTATATTCTAATATAAGGCCAGAAGACATCAAATCCTGAGAATTTACTGGGGTCTGTTTGTTGACAACATTTCCAGAACCGTCTAGTGTGGTTCCTCCCGTCCACTTTCCAAGTCCGTCCATATTCTTCATCGTGACATCGACGTTCTTGATAATTTCGTAGAACAAATAGAGAATTGCTTGTTTAAGTCTCTTTCCTTCAATCTTTGTAGTAAGTGTGACTTCCCCGAAGACCATCATGCCCGCAGGATGAATGACTCTCTTGATAAGATCTCTCCACTCATCAATAACTCTGTTGACTCTTACGACATACGAATAGTCTTGCCAGAGATATCCATCGTGAATTCTATTATCAGAAGATGCGAAACTTTGATCGTCCACAAAAGTACCTTCTCTGACACATAGAGGCCCAGTAAGTACATTTACTTGCGCTGTACCGTCTCCCAACGGACTTAAATCTAAAGTCGGTGCAGTTGTATACCCAACACCAAAACCGTCCTGAGAAGGATTTGATGGATCTTGACGTATAGTTATTCCCTCTATCCCACCAATATCAGATCCTGTGACAGACACTGATGCTCCAGATCCACCAGAAACGTATCCATTAGATTCGTCCGAAATATATGCATAAGGATTTCTCGCATAACCAGATCCCCCCGTTACAATATCTATTTTTTGTATTGGGCCCTTACCCACGTTCTTAAATTTGAGTTGTAAAGATTGCCAGTCCGGTATTGCAGTAGGAACCAAATCTCCATTGGTATTATAATCCATAAAAGATATTGTATTATTAACTGAACTTATAGAAAATTGATAATCAGATAATCTTCTTGCGACCTGTATCGGATCTAAATCATATCCAAATATTTGTATCACTCCAGTAGTTTGATTTTGATATTCTGTAAATCTTTGTCCCTTAGTTATTCTAAATGATCCGAAGAATGCAGTTGACATATCACTACCACTATCTGCATCGTCATTGTCTGCACCAATAGTTAGAACTGCATCTTCTTTCATATCTACAATTAAATCTGGGAAGTCTGCTGCTTCCGTTCCATCAAGATATACTGTAGTTCCATCAGATGCGGAAGAATATATTGTAACGTGTCTCCAAGTATCCAACTGAGTTAGTTGAACATTAGTTGGAGAGGTATAATCTCTTCTTACATTACTTCCATCAGAAGCAATCATCTCAAACTGACCGGATGCGAGGTGACGCATCACAAAAAGATCTGCGTTATCATTCTGGCCTATTCCGTTAAATGCGAATACGACAGAATCTGTTCCCCCTGTCCCATAATACCAGAAATCTATTGTAAACGAAGGTATGTCATGGAAATAACTTGCAGCAGTAGGTATTCTAACGTATCCATCTCCCCTGAGTGATAAACTAAAGTTTCCTATTGCAGATCCGAAAGAAGGATTTTCTCTATATGCGTTATGGCGAACACTGTTAGTATCATTTTTAAATTCATAAAATATTGATGACGATTTTACCGTATCGAAATCATATAACAAAACAACATCGTCATAACTAGTATCTCTGTTGACTAGATAAACTTCTACTTCTCTAGAAGTCTGCGAATCAAACACAGCATCAGGATAATCTGATATATCCCAAACAAATTGTGGGTAACTTGGATTTCTTGTATTCTGAGTCCAAGTTATATCAAAATCTCTTTCAACCCCACCGACCTGCGATATCCTTCCTATGGCTCCAGATCCAAATGTCCCATCATTTACAAACTCTACAAATTCACCAGTAATATAATTGTCACCAGCAGTATTTACAGAGACATTAGAAACCTCGCCCGTAGTAGTATTATTAATTTTTGCACTGAAACCGGATCCGGATCCTTGAGTAGCCAAACTAAAATCTAGATTAAAATTTCTGGGGTAGTTGCTGCCGGGATTGATTACTTCAAAACCAGTCACGCAAGAATATAACTGTTCTCTGACTAATCTACCATCATCCATTTCTACAAAAACATTTTCCTGATCTTGAAATTCTCCAGAAATATCACCAAGAAAATATTCATTGACACTAAAATTAGATCGGGTAAAATCTATTTTAGATTCTACTATCCCTACTGCTGAACTAGTTTCTCCTATAATTCTGACAGGAGTCCCAGCCGCAGAAGTAGTATTTGGATTTGTTCTTATACTTTTACTCTGTACCCATCTATTATTGCTCGCCTTAAAGATATTTTCTTTTGGATAATAAACATCAATATCTTCGTTTAGGAAAGCTCGGAAAAGAAATTTTAAAGATTTTTGAGAACCTTTTGATTCATAGAAATCTCTTAATAATTTAAGAAAGTGATTCTGGTCTGTAAACCTTTTCTTCTCTTCTTCTTCGATATTTTTATCTGGAGATGATGTCGGATTAGTTCTCAAACGAAAAACGACTACAATGGAAACACCGTTGAGAGGAGCAAGAATGTTGCTTTCTTGGCCAAAGAACAATTTATCATCATTCAGAAAATAATCAGTTCCCTCAGTCAACTCTGTATAGTCATCTGGGAACGATAACAAACTAGAGTCTGACGCAGGGACACCAGAAAAGGGATTTGAAGGATTAGTATAAACTTTTAAGTCGGCAACGTATGGAGATATATCTCTTCCAAAATAATACGAGGGATCTTTGAACGACATCAAGAATTCTGATACAATTCCATTCCCCATAAAGGTATCTTGAACGAATGTTTCGTTCTCAGAATTAGATTGAGCTGTTGCATTAAATAATGCTCCTAATAATTTTGCATTTGTATTCTTATCTCGTATTCTTGTGACAGACGGAAAGACTGCACCAATTTCTGACTTGAATTGATTTACGAATATATCTAATGTTTTATCAAGATCGCCGTAGTCAGTAATCTCTGACATCACATCTAAAGGATTGCCATCTGCAGATAACCATTCGTAGTATAATTCAACAAATCGAACAAAGTTATCGTATTCCCCTTCTCGGATATGAAAGGGCAACGACTCCTTGACAATAGAAGCAATATTCTTTAAATTTGGACTTGACATTTACCTATCTTCTGATAATACTAACACTTTGAGTAGTGATATCGTAATTATTATTATAATCGTCGGTATCAGCCATCATGTTTATTGTTACTTCTTGTGGATCTATAACTAAAATTTGATTTCTTCTAGGGAATACATCTTGATCTTTTGGAGTTATTTTTATCTTTAAAAGGCTTGCATTATTTTCTAATTCTGTTATAGTAAGATCATTGAGAGTTACTGTTCCTTTTTTGTGGTCTATTGTACCAGAAACATTGGTCACATAAACTTTCTTTCCATTATTATCCATGTAGTAAAATTTTAGTTCTTTTTGATTTGAATCTTCGATATATAAGAAATTATTAGAATTCATAACCTTAAATCCAGTCGAAGATATTGTTAATGGCATTATTTCATTATTGAATTGATAGACATATTGAGATCTTGCATTCAATGTTATCTTCTTTTCAATTTGAAGATCGACTGTAGTAGTATTATTAGTTATTGCATCATTTGAATTATCAATAGAACTAATGAAGTTAGAATATCTAAAATAATTATCGAATTCGTTCATAAATTTGTCACTAAAATTATTGATTGTATTTAAAACTATTGTCCTTAACTCATCTTCTCCTAAAACAGTAGCCTCATTATCATATTTAACATTAGTGGTGACGATGAGTTTAGTATAGTTGGGGTCTATAATTTCCGGAAGAATAGTTAAAATAGAATAATCAGTCTTGAGTTTATTCTGAATTGTTGTTTTTTCGAAATCAGTCAGATAACTTCCATCATTTGGCTTGATTGATATAAACACTCTACCAAATTGTGGGGGTTCATTATCTTCTCCACCCCAAACATTCACAGAAGAAGACTGTGTATATATTTTAGGAATGATTGTCTTATAGTCTCTTACGGTGACTGCTCTATTCTGACCTTCGAATGTTCTTGGTGCGTAAAACTTAATTGAATCTGTAGTTTCCTTGTCGGATCCACCATAAACTTTATTTACTGTCTTAATTTCTGTGATCTTGAATTCGGAATTAGTATTATTAGAATTAATTTTTGCAATTCCGTTTGATGCTGCGCCGTCTGTTGTAAGATATTCTACAGTTATCAAGTTTCCACTCTCTACTGCCGCCCCCAATACACCATCTCCAAAGAATATTTCATATAGCCCACTTTCAACTTCCTGTACGAAAAAGGAAGTTGATACATCTGATAAGTCCATCGTGTCGGTTGGTCTTTTGAATTCAGTAAATTCGTCTGTAGTTAAGTCTTCTCTAACAGTGACTTTTATCGAAGTTGTGTCTGCATTGGCATTAGATAGGATAAACCGTTGATTGGGATTAGTTGTATCTACGACAAAGAATTCTGTTACAGGATCGCCCTGTACTAACACTAAGTCACCCAAAAAATATCTCGTAGTAACTGTCACACCATCATCATCGACATTTGATGACAATATTGGAACAGATCTTGGTATTTCTGGCGAAAAGTTGTAAGAAACTCCATCAAGTGTCGCAGAAAATTTAAATTCGTTGTTAACAAGGACTGTAGAACTCTCACTCTCTAGTGGGCCAGTCTTTTCTATCACCAAGGAAACTACCGCTTTGGGTGCGATGTTAGATTTAGACTCATATCCTAACATCTTTGCTCGTGACACAACATTCTCTCTGAGTCTTGCGGTATCTAAGAACATTTCATTTGCGACCATGTTTAGATAGTATGAAGTATAGTGAGTATTGTACGATAGAATATCCATCAGAGTATTCAGACCAGAGGCCTCGAAATCATAATCGACAAAAGTCGGATCATTCTTCATATACGCTATGATATTTTTCTTGATATCCTTAAAGTCTAGGTCTGATATTTGAATAGTTCTTGCCATTATCTTACTCTCTCTATAGTAAATGTAGTTGTAACCTCTTCATCGGTTGCAATCAATACATAAACTACTTGTATTTTTGCTGCATTAGGATAAAGTTCTGGATAATCCACCGAAACATTTACAATCTTAACTCTTTTTTCGTAGTTGGTGATAGATCTTGTAATTCTATCCTCTAAATCTCTTCTGGTAAATTCATCTTGTGGTTCAAATAAAGAATTGTATATGTCTCCACCAAACGCTGGTGTAAATTGTCTTTCGAATTTATTTGTTAGGAGAAGATTTCTCAATGCTTGGTTGATCGCGTTTACATTTTTCTTCATCATGACATCGTTAGTGATGGGGTTTCTTTTGAAAGACAAATCAATATCTAGATATTGATTGCCTCCAAGTATACCGACCTTATTATCTACTGATGTGTTTGAATATGCCATGATGTTTTACGGATTTAAATCTATCTTGGGAGCCTGAATAGTTGTATTTCCTCCCGAATTAACTCTATGTGTTCCACCATATTTATACTCCGCAGACGAACCTCCCTCAACAGAAATTTTTCCATCTACTATCATCTTATAATTACCTGTAATGTGGACTGTCTTATCTCCCTCTACTATCTCGTAATCGTCGCTTTTTGACTTCTTAACTGTAGTACCGTCTGGGTGAATTTCTATGAATGTTCCTGATTTATGGTAGATGTGTATTCTTTCTGCGCCTGGCGTATCGTCAAATTCCACATGATGGCCTGACTTAGTACTGATTACATTGTTGTGTGGGTATTCTGCTGCATACGGTGTGGATGGTTCTCCTGACTTTGAGTCTAGAGAATCTTTCTTTTCCTGTACAATTGTCTCCGAAGTATTATCTCCAGTTGCAAGTCTATTAACATCCGATTCTCCTAAAACGCTTCCGTTGGGTAACAGAGAATCTTTATTCTCTGTAGGATAAAGCCCAGCGG